CAGGACCGTGCCCGGAGATACATTGTAGTTCGGCAGAGTCCCGGACCCCGCCTGCGATCCGTAAAGCGGAGTCGACGACACGCCCTGCAGGTATTCCTCGGCCACTATCGTCAGGGTGAAGTCGCTGTTCTCGGTGATCTCCTTGACGCGGACCGGGATCGGCGTCGAGCCAAGCCCCACGTCCGAGATCGTCACGACGTCCATCGGATCCAGCAGGATGAACGCACCCTGCACGGAGAACGTGTAAGTCGATCGTACCATCTCGCGTCCCAGTTGAAGCGATGCGGATACCTGCGCCGCCGACTGCGCGGCGAACTGGTGCAGCTGTGTGACGGCCTTCTTCTTAAGGCCGTAGACCTGGATCGACGCATCGTCCTTGGCCTCGACCACGGCCGGATTGTAGTCGTTGCTTCTGTCGAGGTACTCGACGCTGATGCTGTTGTTGGCGTCCTCGATCCGCTTCCGGTTGACGCTGACCGGCGCGCCGGTATTGCCCTGACCTGGCATGAAGTCGGAGTCGGTGAACGCGTAGACCGGATTGACCGGTGCCGTGTACGTCGCGCCGTTGGCCGTGATATTCTGGTCGCCGTAGGGCGTTATCCGGAACACGCCGCCGGACCAGAACCCTTCGCTGTTGGTGGCGACGAGCCAATCCTTAAGATGGTCGGCGAATGGTCTCTGGTCCGCAATCGCGGGCGAAAACACCAGGCCTGACGCGACGCAGTAGTTGCTGTAGGTGACATTGCCGTCGCCCGGCCACCGCGACGACGGGAATCCGACGCCGTAGTGAGAGTTTGTCAGCGCGTCGAGGATCACGTCGCGCGGGTTCGCGTCGATCGTCCCGGTGTAGGCCGAGTTGATCGCGAACGTTACCTCGAAGTTGAGGTTCGGCAGTTCTGGCGTGTTGCCGAGCTGCATCGGGCCCGCCGCCACGTACGCGTCGCCTCGGTAGTTGAGCGCGTGTGTCGGATGAAGGCTGACCATATAGCTCCACGGCGACTGCGCGTAGTCCCCCGTGAACAGGACGAGGTTCAACGCGGTCCCGGTGTAGCCGTAGGGTAATGCGGCCGTGCCGGACGCCTGCGACCACGTCAATTTGCTCTTGTTGTTCCAGACGGACTGTATGCTCGCGATCGGCCCCTCGGCGAAGCCGATGACAACCGCCGCCTTGTAGCTGTAGGTACCACTGCCGCTGCTGCCCTTGCCTCCCGTGCCGCCGCCTATGCCCTTGCCGCCGCCGCCGCCCTGCTGCTGCGGGGTAGCCTTGAAGTCAATGTAATCGAGCAGATTGCCGGCGATGCGGGTCTGTCCCCACCCTATCGTTCGTGCCTTGCCGGCGACCGCTTGCTGCACGCGCAGCGACGTCGCTGGGAGATTCGGCTTGTTGACGGAGGATGCTGGGCGGAAGAGATTTGCCATGTCACTTCAGCAGCGCCGACCACGACATCCATGCTTCCAACATGGCGCCCAAGACCATGAGCCAGATAACCGCGGCTCCGATCCAGCAAAAGATGCATCGATGCATCTGCATCTACCAGAACGAGAAGAACCGCCTCGGCACGTCCAAGAAATGTCCCTGGTCGCCCTCGGCCCGTATCACGAAGCCCGCGCCCATGTCGGCATGCAGGATGACCGGCCAGTCGAGCACGATCCCGCCGTGCGACCACGCCCTGCCGACGTGGTACATCACCACGTCCCCCGGCTTGACCCCGTTCTGCTTGATCTCCTGTCGAGCGCATCGCTCGACGATCGGCAAGTACATCGACCCTTGACGATTGAGGTGCGCCTGATGGCTGTACGGCGGTATCTCGACCGCCGGCATCAGGCCGGCCTCCTCGAACACCTTGGCGAAGAAGGTACAGTCCGCAGCCTTACCCTTGATGCGGCCCTGATGGATGTACGGCGTGCGCTCCCATTCCAGCGCTATGCGAACGACGTTGGCGCGCTGCATCTGCTCGTTCGCAATACCGAGACTAACGCCAAGCGCATAATCGTCCATAAACGTAGTAAATACGGCAGTCATATCGCTAACTCCGGCGCGGGAATAAATGGCTCTCCTCCAAAATTCGGCGAATTTGAAAACTGCGCCGAACATGTCGTCAGCTGCTTGTCGCAACCCTGGTACGCCGTGAACGTGTCACCCGCCACTACCGTGAATGGCATCGGCGCGAGCAGCGTCATCGTTCCCAGCGCGTTGTTGTATGATCTGATGGCGCGCGAGAAGCCGACGTTGTTCCCCGTCAACCACGTGAGCGAGCCGAGCGCGTAGGTCACCGGCGAAGCCGCTATCACGTTGGTCAAGAACTGGCCGTTGTTCGTCACGGTGCCGACCGTGCCGCTGGCCGAGAATGATCCACGAGATAACGTGCAGCCGGCGTCATAGAGCGTGTGCCGGCATCCGGCCTGCCAGACATTGCGCGGCATCTGGCGCTGGAGCACCTCCATGTGGCTGTTTATCGAGACGATCGCCTCCGTGCGGGTGAGGTCAACCGCTGCAACCCTGCCAGCAAAAACATCGGTAAGCACATAGGTCGGAACGAGTTGACCCGGAGCGGATAACGGGCGCGTCGGCCACGCGGCCCAATAAGCGCGGTGAATGTCCACAGTTGCCCCATCCAGCGCACCCGCACGCGCGGCAGCGATCCACGGTTGGCCGTAGATCGTCGCCGGATAGGGTGCGCCCGTGACGGGATCGGCGCTGAGCGGCGCCACCAGGACCTGCCACGTGTCCACGTCGAGTCCCGTCTTCCAATGCGCCACGCTTTTCGTTTGAACAGAATCGAAGAAGGGGCCTTTGGATGTCCAAACGCTGCCGGAATAAAGCACATCAGTGTCCGCCGTGGCGTATCGCAGGAACGTCGCGCCGTCGGACAGCGCGAACTGATAGAGATCGCAAAAGACATAGACCTTCGTCGCGAGCAGCACGTCGAGACCGGCGGGGAACGGTTTTACCACGTCGGATCAACTCCCGAACTTGATGCTGGTGAACGACACGTCCTTGCAGCCCCAGAGCGGCCCGCCCTGAGACGGCGAGATGGTGAACTGCTCGAATGGGATCGAATCGTTGTCGAAGCGGCAGAACCAGTTGAACGTCCCGTTCCATTGCAACGCCTGACCATTTGGCGGTGGCGTATTGAACGTTACCACGCCTTTGTTGCTTACAGTATAGGTACCACCGCCCATCACTGTGCTGCCAACAAGAATGCTGCCGATGCTGTCCACGGCGAACACCGGCTCAACGAAGTTACCGCGCGATCGCACGAGCTGGAACGCCGTAGTGGTGCTATCGCCTGTGCCGAAGCTCTGGTTCAATCCAGACGTGCTGTCCTGCGGATCCTGATATTGAAACACGCCGTACTTGCCACCGACGCTGTTAATAAAACCCATCAACGTTTGTATCTCGCCACTATTGTACGCGGTAGACAATGATTGCCGTAAGAACGAATATGACAGAGTCCATTTATACCGGCCGTATGTCCACGGCTCGTGCGGATTGTCGACGCCGGCTAGGGATTCCTGCGTCAGCGTTGCCCACACCGGTGTGCGCGTGATCGGCAAAGAAAGACCGGGAAGCGCCGTCGATGTTGGGAAAATTGGATTAGTTGGAATCGGCATCGTGTTCCATGCGCTCCCATGCCACCCATAGGCCGATGACGACGACGGAAATACTCACCATGAGGCCGACGAACCAGATAAATGGAAGATCGCTCATGTCAATAGCTCGGTCGCAATGTGGGATTTTGGCTCATCGCCCGCGCGACGAACTGTGTGATCTGCGCACCGCCGCCGGTACGCAGGAAGTTGGTGAGCGAGCCGCCGTCGATGGTATTGATGTTAAACGATACCTGAACTGTTCCGCCGCCACCGTCACCGGACCGCACCATCTCGGCGATGTTCGACGGCAGGATCATCTCGTCTTTGTGCACAAGCAGCGGACCTGTCGCCGGCACTTCCCACATGCCCGATTCCGCCGAGCCCATGGCCAGAGCCTGTCCGACCATGCCGGTCGTGAGGCCCTCCGCCGCCGCGATGGCTCCAGGGCCTAAGACCGGCGCAAGAAATGCCGTGAAGCCGGCGAAGGCCTGTCCGGCGTCGCCGAGGATCGCCGCGTAATGCGCGGCCTTCGTCGCCGGATCGCCAAACATGCCTGCCAATGCCAGCGCGGCGCGCTTCACTAGATAATTCTCGATCGCCTCGATGATCGCGATGGTCAGGTCGAGGAATATGTTTTTCATCGCCTGCGCCCACGTCGTGGTGCCGGTCAGCAGCCCGCGGAGCTGAGAATCCCACGCCCTCTGTATGGGGCTGAGCACGTTCTCCCAGTTCTTGGCCATGGCGGCGGTCGTGTCCTTGTCCGCGGTAATCAGCTGTATGTCCATCTTCTTCTTGATCTCAAGAATCTTGGCCTCTATCTCTGCCCGCATGGCCGGCTCAAGGCCCCACAGCTTCAGTTTCTCGTTCAGCAGAGTCAATTCCTGCTGATACCTCTGGATCGACGCCGCCGCTGTGAACTGGAGCTTCTCTACCTCCGTGATCCTGAACTGCGAAGCGTCGCGATCATATATCTCCTTCTGCTCCTGCGCCCACAGATCCCACAGCTTGATCTGACCGTCGATGTTCTTCATCGCCGCTTCAAGCTGCTTCTTACCGTCGAGCCCGAGGTTGCCGAAGTCCAGTCCTTTCTTGATAGCCTCAGACACCTCCTTCGCTCTTTCCGTCAACATCGCTTTCGACTTCGTCAAGATATCCTCTAATTCGTAGCCATGCTTGAACAGAAGGAATTCCTGCTCCTCCAATTCCCTTTTTTCTGTTTCCGCCATCCCAGACCAATCGAACGTGAAAAACTGCTTCAGTACCGTTCCGAGATTTCTGGCGGTGATCATCAACGATTCCATAATGTACTTCAGATCGGACATCACTTGCTCAAGGAAATTTCCGGCCGCTATGTTCATCGACAATTCGCCGACCATCGACGCCAGACTGCGCGTCGTCTCCATTATGGACGGTGCGAACACAGCGGTTATCCGCGCAGCGGCACCGGTCAACGAGCCCTGTAGCAGCACGAGGCTCAGGTGCATCTTCCCCAACTGCTCGGTCGTGTACTCGTCGATCGTGGCGCCGACGTCGTGCGCGTCTTGACGCATCTTCTGCAACGCGCCGCTGCCCTGCGCGATGATCGGGATGAGAGACTGCATCCCCCGGCCGCCGATGGCCATGAGACCTTGCGACAGCTGGAAATCAACGTTGAACCTGGACGCCGCCTGAGCGAGCTTGTCGATCGCTTGGTCGGCGTTAAGGTTCTGGAAGTCCTTGGCACCGAGTCCGAGCTTGTTCAGCGCCAACGCCGCCGGGGAGAACGCGTCGGACGCCGACCTCTGGATCGTCAGTGCCATGCGCTCGGCGGTGATCGTCATGGCATGCAAATCAGAACCGGTAGCCTTGGCGATTATGCTTAGCTCGCCGACGGCCTCAGTAGACACGCCGAGCAACGCGCTCGTGCGCTCTATCGTCGTCCCCAGCCGAGCCATCGACTCGATGAACTCGTACGCGGCGATGATACCGAGTGCCTCCAGCGCGCCGTGAAGGCTCCTGGTCACGCTCTCCAACCCCTCGAACTTCTCCGACACCTTCTCCGACGATTTCTCGACCTCTCCCAGCTTGTCTTTCACGTGATCGACGGCCGCGGTGAGCTCGTCGATCTTCGCCCCGAATTCAACCATCACGTCGGCCATCGGATCACCCTCTGTATTCGCTGATCGACGGAACTCCGTCGATCTTGCCGCCGGTCGCGTCCACCAGCGCCTTGAACGCTTCGCCGGTCATGTATTCCGGCTTGCTGCCGTCCGGCATTTTGATGCCGATCGATCTCGCGATGGCCTCGACTAGGTCGCGCAGCGGCGGATGACGGGAAAAGTACCTGCTCAACCGCATCACGTCGAAGAATTCCATCTGTCTGATCTGCGTCGGCGTGAACCCGCAGGTGCTCATGAGCAGCCCGAACAGGTCTTCCCAGAACTCCTCGTCTAGGCGGCGACCGGGTCGCCGCTGGCCTGCAAAGGGTTTCCCTCAGGCTTTTGCAACCCCGCTAGCGTCAACAGCACCTCGAATGCGGTCTTGACCTCGTCGAGCGTCGGCGCGATGGTCTCGACGTTGATCGGTTTGGGATCCGCCCGCTCCATGGCGATCCGCAACACCGCCCAGGCGTTGTTGCCAGATTGGGTGATCCGCTCAAGCTCGCCGATGTTGAACGCGTGGACCGTGTACGGTGTACCGTCGAGTGTTATCGTTGCCGTGCGCGCCGGCATGACGCTCCTCCTATGAAGTTGAAGATGGCGCGCCGGAATATGCGGCGCTGATGTGAAATATAAAAGATCAAAGGCTGCTCTGGCTTGTCTCTAAGCCATGACCGAATTGAGACGGCAACCCTTGATCTTGTTATGAAGCCTCCGGGAACACGTAGTTGACGACGTTGCCCGCGTTGTTGGCGAATATATCGAAGTCGAACTCTGGCATGATGAAGTCCTCCAGCTTCGACGCGATGGCGTGCTTCGCCGCGACGCACTGGTAAACCGTCACCACGAACGGCTTAGCCGTCGGTTGGTTGAGGCTGGTGTAGTAGTCGAGCTGAAACGTCGGCGTGTAGCCGATGAGCTGATTGGCAATGACGACGTTCTGCCCCACCGTCGTCTGTTGCGTGTAAGTGATCGTGAAGTTGACGCCGCCGGCAGGGGCGCTCGCACCGCCGTCACCGCCGCCGAATGTGAAGAGCCCAGGCTGCGTGCTGGCCACGCTGTAGCATCCAGTCGTCTCGTTGCCGGTCGTCACTCGCAGAAGCGGCAGGTTGCCCGCCGCGTAGCGCACGCCGAGATCGGTCTGGAATTGGCTCGACCCGGACGATGACCCGACCTGAAGCGTCGTCACCGTGGTCGAAGAGGTGAACGTCGAGGCCACGTTCCACTTGAAACCTCCGGACGTGAAGATGCTGGTGGACGACGTTCCCTGGCCGTAGAACGCCGCCATCCAGGCCATGCCGGAGAGCGTCGCCGCCTTCCACTTGCCGGTGCTCTTGATGGTGCCACGCGCGGCGACCAGCGGATACTGGTTCTGACCGAACAACGGCTTGGTGGTACCGGCGAAGTCGAGATTGAGCTCCTGCGCGTACCCTACGTTGATCGGGTAGGAGGTCGCGACGTCCGTCCTCGTTATGATGAGGATGCCTGGACCGAATGATGCGAGTGGGACGGACATTTGGACCTCCGGTCATTATCGGCTCGCGTGAGCCGACTTTATGACACGCTTTGCATCGTCATGTCAAAGCGATGGATACATCATGATATGAACCGGCACCGTGAGCATGCCTTGCGCGTTCACCGGATCGATCTCCCCCGTCATGATGAATGACTCCCCTTCTATCCAACAATGGGACACCAGACCGCCAAGGGTCAATGTGCCCTCCTCTGGACTGTCTGGCGCCAGCGCGGCTATGACCGTCTCCAACAGCGGGTGAAAGACAGCGCCGCCGGCCGTGGTGGCATCGGCCCCATAGGGCGTCGCGCCGCCGGGCATCTGCGCATAGACGACGATCGACCGGTGCATGATGACCTTGGCCGGCGTTCCGCGCGCTGGCCGCTCGAACGTGTCGCTGCCGCCGCCGAAACCCACACCGTCGTAAAGGAAAAGCGCCGGTTGAAGCAGCGGCTGGCCGGTCTGATATGACTGCACCACGTCGTCCCACATCTTGAAGCGACGGGAATAAGTGGTGAACGCCGTTCCGCACTGCGTCTTGAGCAGCGCGAAGAGCGCGTTCATGATCTGCTCGCGGGTGATGATGGCCATTTAATGGTTATGTCGTCGGTTGAATCGGCGCACCCAATCATACTCGCGCCATGACAGATATGGCAGACGGCAGTCTTCATGGATTGAGATTCTCCTTCACGGCTCGGTCAAGCGTGCCGACGATATTGCTTTCGAACTCCGCCAATGTGCGCTCCATGAACTTGTATCCGCCTGACCGGCCAAGCTGACGCTCGCCGACGCCTTTGACCCACTTCGTGAAAATCTCATTCCCGTCTATGAAGAAGTGCAGAAAATTAGCGGTGACGGGACCGTGTGCCCTGGTTCCAGATTCCAGATACGTCGGCAGCAATCCTTCGGCAGAAGGTGATATCATACTGATGCGCATGGTGATGTTCGAAGGATTCTCGACCATCAGTTTCTTCACGGTCAACGTGGTACGCGATTTCAGGTCACTGTCCAATTTCGACTCCACGGAGTCGCCGAACCGTTTGCCTAACTGCGGCAGCAGCGCGCGCAGGTTGTTGCGCACCTGATTCGGAATGCCGGCCTGCGAGAACCTCGCGTAGGCTTGCCGTGCGTCAACGGTGATGGTCGGGATCATGGTGTCCAACCCGCATCAGTCACACCTACTGGCGAGACGTTGCCTAATGGCTGCTGGATTGCAATATCGCCAACTGGAATGAACAGATTATCGGTGAATGCAATCGCAAAACAAGGCTGAACCCTGTCTGTGTTCGCGTCCTGATTTAGCACGTCCTGCACGCTGATGCCACCGGCGTAGCCTCCCACCGATGTCGCGTAGCCGCTCGTCTT